GGCCTTGGCATCGGGCTTGGCCGGTGCGGACTTGGCGGACTTGGCGGTGACGGACTTGCTGTTGTTGTTGCTCATGTTGTGTCGTTGTTGTGTGGTGGGCGTTGCTGCCCGTTGTTGTTATTGCAGTAGGGACTCAAGTCCCTTCTACTAGTACAGTTTATGGCGATAACAGCCCGTTGCCCTTACTATCAAGGGTAACAAATGGCCCTGTGGGTAGGGGGGAGGGTGGGGAAGCTCTATGCTGGCTGTGGACACATACCCCCCTTTTCTCAACTTTCTGACTTTGGCAGTTTTGAAACGTCCAGTACTCGTCCAGCAACAGTGATAAACTCTGTACTACTACAACGATTGTGCTATTGATGTATCGTACAGGCACTTACAGGCACTTGCTCCGGTGGGAGAGAGGCACTGGCTGGCACGTGCTGGGGCGGGGCGTGGCGACGAAGCCTCCCAGGGGAGATGGGTAGGTTGGAGCGTGGGGGTCTCCTGTGTCAGCCTCGGGCGATGGTCGCCTTGTCCTACCCTGGCCTGCTACGTGGGCCTGCTGACGCCTTCTCCAGATCACCTGGAGCGCATTAAGTGGCGAGGGGTTCAACCCATTCCACTCCATCCCTTCACTCGTGGACCGCCTTACGCGATTTCCAGGAGCTACACGGCCGTTCCTCTTGGGTTCGGCGTGCTCGTGTTACCCCTGTAGCGGTGTAGCGTCAAGGGTGTTGACGTTTCTGTGGGTGGCGGGAATCCTCTGGAGCAATGAAATCGACGTTTACCTCGACGACTGCAGCTGTGATTGCCCCGGCCAATGTCTATCGCAAGCACCTGATCATCCACAATGAGAGCGGTGGTCATCTGCACGTGCTTTTGGGGTCTCGGACGACCGTTTCCACCACCAACTACACTGTCGACATCTCTAACGGACAGGTGTGGCAGGTGCCTGCTGGGTTCATTGGCGTTGTCCAGGGCATCTATGCAGCCTCTGGAAGCGCCCAGGTGACCGAGGTCAACGAGACCGACCACTGATAGATCGGTCTCGCATGGCCTGGAGATGGTCAAGACGCGACTTTGAACTCCATCTTGATCATTCTCTCGTTCATTCCGGTAGAGTAAACCAGGTCCATCCAGACGCTTCCAAGCGGCTTCGGAGGCATCCCACGCTCCACAGCCCAGCCATGGGAGCCATCACCGTAGTCGTCCTTGTAGCCTGGGGTGCGTATGAAGACCTGCGAGTCCATGGAGACGTGGCTGTTTTTCAGGCGCTCCCGTGCCAGGGTGGCCATCCATGAGTCATGGGTGTGCCCATTGAGTATCACGTCGGCATCGGGTAGGAACGATGCCTGGCGACGGGTCGAGAGCACACCATGGGTCATCATTCCACCGCCTCCAGATCCGTGGAAATACTTCAGTTTCATTGTAACCGAAGCACCTCCTCGCTGGTCCGGCTTGTACTCCCGGTCAGCACCACGGAACTTCACCCAGCCACCGTAGCCACCAAGTCGAATGCCGTGTCCCTTGGAGCGCATCAGGGCCACCACACGCTCGCTCATGTTGATCTCGTGGCGCTTGAGGACCGAGGTCTCGTGGTTGCCCATGGCTAGTAGTGCCACAGGGTACTGCATCAGGAACTCGACCGTGTCATCGATGACGGAGTCAAAGTAGGCACCGGAACGGTACTCGGGTCGAAGCTCGTCCTTGGAGCCTCGAGGATCCCACTTCCCCTGCATGGCGTCGAACCAGTCGCCTGCAATGATGATGACAGCATTCTGTTGGAGAGCTTCATCGAAGTGGCGTTTGAGCATCTTGCGGTCGCACTTCATGGAGTCGAAGTGGACATCGCTCGTCAGGAGCACCTTCAGTTTCGATCCACGACCAAACGGAATTAGTATGGAGTGGACGTTACGTGAGAGCTCGGAGACTTCAACGGAGAGAGGATTGATAGACTTCATGGGAGGAGGAGGAAAACCCTTGACCTCCCCATCAGGCGCAATCCAACAAGCTACTGTCAAGTAACAGCGTTACGATCGAATGGATCTCCAGGACAACGCTGAGCGTGCTCCGCAAATCCAGCATAAGCTCTAAGATCAATGTAATTGTCCTCGTGGAATACCTTCATTGATCGCTGGATTTTGAACTGTGACATCATCAGTTCAACGACGAACGGAGGAAGCGCATGAGGTAGACGGATTCCATAGTGCTGCTGTATTGCAGCGGTCCAACAGAGTCCAATGTTCTCATGCGATAGGTGAGGCTCACCGTATACGTTGCCACGCTGCTGGATGGTTTCTTTTACTTTTGATTCTGCGTTCATTTTGAAATCTCGTATACCACCCATCCTGGTCCAGTTATCGAAACGTGCTCCACAGCCTCGAGCTTGAGAATCAACTTTGCAATCCCACTCATATCCATCCATGACGAGCAGACGCACGTCATTGTGATATCGTGATTCACCGGCTTGTTGGACTTCTTTTTCTCTGTCTCTGGTTTGAGCTTTCCTCGAATCACTGTAACGACACGCCCACCTGACAAAGACACTTCAGTTTTTGTTCTCATTTTGAATTGCGGTATCCGGCACACGAGTCACGCACCGGATACCGCGTCAACATTGTTGCGGTTTGGGGTTAGCACATCTTGCCACCCTTGCCGCCCTTGCCACCCTTCGGCGGGAACGGCTTGCCGCCCTTCACGGGCTTAGAACCTTTGGATCCTTTCACTTTACTTCACCTCCTTTCCTTTTGCGTATCTCCGCAAAAATTATGTCGCCTTCGAGCTCCTGCACAGTGCAGTCGGCAACGTGCTGAACCTGCTTCGTGACGTTGTAGAATCGGTCCTTGTTCCACAGCACTAGCGCATCGCCCCACATATCGAAGTTCCACCCATGCATTCCATGGTACTTCCTCCTCTCACCCTCGTTTCGATTATGAAGCAGCGTTACCCATCCACCTGGCCTTGCAACAGAGATCATCTCAAGTATCACAGTCATCGGGTGAAGACTGTGATCGATACTGTTCTGAGCGTTGACCAGGTCGAAACGGTTGGCACCGAACTGCTCGTATAACCCCTCCCCAAATCCAAGGATGGTCCTGACTGGCGGAACGATTCCATGCTTCTTCAGTAGGCTCCTGTATCCCTCAGCAAGGGGATCCACAGCAGTGACGATGATGCGATCCTCTCCGCAACGCTTTCCCACTGTGGTAAGCGGTCCAGCGCCCACATCGAGCACCTCTGCGTTTGCGAAGAGCTTTCCTCGCATGAACCAGCATACCTGTGATTCAGGATCCATGCGGTGCTGGAAATCAGTCGACCACTGACCTCCCCTGGTCTCAAGAACTGAGTCCCAGAAATCAATCTCGTGAGATGTATCACTCATGCCAACCAACGTCTTGCGGCTGTCCTGTCTCCCTTGCCCAACATCCCCCTCCAAAGCGGATCTTGGTAGGCATATGGCATCCGCACCCATAAGGCGCATTCTGCCATGGCCTGCATCTGTGGAGATCCCTCCCGTACAACGGACACCGAGCACACTGACGAAGTAGCGCGAGCGTAGTACGACGCGATCTCCATCGCCAAGGGGAAAGAAGGAATCGGAGCATCCAAATTCCTGGATCCTTCCCCTCGGCGTGGAGAACAGCGATCCACTCACGCAGTCTACGAAAGTGAACAAACCTCATGCATCACTTTGTTCACTTTCATGGAGACGGTTGGCACAGGCTTTGCCTTGAACAGGTCGAACTGGCCTGCGATCGCGTCAGCGAGCACGTCGCCGCTGATGCTACGCTTGAGCCTGGTATGCTTCTGCCAGCCCTGAAGCATCTGCCTCCTGGGATCCCAGCGGAACACCCAGACCTTCCCCTGCGCCAATGCCTCGAATTTGCAGCAGCGCACCCTCGTTTTCTTTGTTGGATTCATAGTCTCGTAACGGTTTCTCCCGGCCCGAACCACTCACCCTGGCGCGACCAACGAACAGCGTCGGTATTGCCATCGATGACCCTGATGGTCGGGAGATTCAGCTTGTTGGCGATGGCGCGGACGATCGACTCGTCGTTCGTTCCCTCCACGATGTTCCAGATCTCGTCCATCACCCATGATAGGTACACCTCGCGAGCACGACCGTGCTGGGCGTAGAACCGCTTCGAGTTCCACAGGTGGTAGGCCGTCTTGTTCTTCACCGGATGATCAGATGCGATGTCGAGCGTAGTGATCTTGCCAACGCGCTTGCCCATCACACCGCACAGCATCGGCAATGAGTACTGCTCAGCGAACACCATCTCGGTGACAGGTACGTCGCGGCCAGATCCCTTGATCAACACCTTGTGCGCTGCAGTCACGCCCTTGACGCTCCCACGAACCATCAGTGTGTCGGCTAGGTAGCGGTACTCACTGAGGATCTCCTGGTCGTTGAAGCCCAGTATCGCCGTGTTGAGCGGTGAGACGCACGGAAGCTCTGTAGTCTTGATGATGTCTTCGGCTTCAGACCATAGGCTGTTCCAGGCATATGCCTCCCAGTGGCGCGGTTCGTCATGCAGGACGTTCACGTCGTTCCAGGTCGACGGCCTCCGCCACAGAACCGCGTCCAAGTCGACGAGGATGCACGGAGCATTCATTAGGTTGAGCGCGGCAATCTTTCCTGCTGCCCAGTACGTATCCTGGTTAATGCGAGGATCAATCCATAGGCGTCGAACATCATCGTAAAGACGACCGATTCCGGAGGTCTCAGCGAACTGTTCTCCACGCTCGTCACAGCATAGCGTGATTGGGCCGATCATGTTGCGATACGCGATTGCGCTGAGCATCAGCGTTGCGATCTCGAAGTCCTCGAAAGGCTTCTTGTAGACCAATGCATGAGCACCGGCTGGGTCTTGGATGTAGCGTGTGAATCGATTCATTGGAACGAGTCTGGTTTTTCTTTTGCGAGACGTATCAGGTGCGGCTTTACGCCGGGAGATGGGGTCATTTTCAGAACGAACTGCGCGGGCTGAAACACCCTAAACTTCCCGACTCCTTGCCGCTCTGCACGAAAAGTGGCGTGAATGGTTCCGAGGCCAGGGAGCGTGACCCGCTCACCTTTGGAAATCTTCGAGAAGATCCACGCGATGTAAGCTCTGGCGAACTTAGCAGGCTTGTTGCCTGGGCCTTTCTTGGCGTAGCCGAACACCTCATATGCGAAGTCAGTGTGAGTGTTGCGTCGATTGCTGAAGGAACTTTTCCGCAGCAGCCGCCTGGGCAAGGCAATCGGAGCAGACGTAGTGGTTGATCTCTGCGTCGAACCACTTGTGGTGTCCGACGGAATCACATAGGTAGCATCGTTGTTCATTCCGGTTTTTCGGTGTGACGTATCGGATCGAAGTCTTCGGTTTCATTCGTCGATGGGACTGACTCCCGTGAATCTGCAGAACTGACCCTCGTACCAAAGCTGCACAATTCCGCATTCTCCATCGCGCTGTTTCGCGATTATGAGCTTCGCCTCTCCCTTTGGCTCTGCCCTATTCCTGTCGAGAAGACACACCGTGTCCGCGTCTCTTTCGATTTGCCCGCTATCCGCTAGGTCGCTCAGCTTCGGCGCTCTATTTTTCTCCTTCTCAGATTCTCGGTTTATCTGTGCGAGACAGACCATCGCCACATTCGATGCAACCGCGCAACCCTTCAGCTTGGTCGATACTTCGCCAACCTCGTAGGTGCGCTTCTCGTGCTTACCAGAGGCGTGTATCTTCTGTAGGTAGTCGATGATCACCATCTTCACCTTGTGCCTCCGTACGGCCCTTCGGATCGACGCGGTGATTGTTGAGACAGTTCCGCCTGATGAAACATCGAGGAAGTGCAGCGGTGCCTTAGATATCTTAACCCCAGCTGCACTGATCTTCCTAAAGTCACCCTCGTCGAGATTTGCAGTCTTGATTGTCTGCATCGGCACGCCGGCCACGGTAGACACCAGACGGCGCATGATTGCCCGCTCGCTCATCTCGGCCGTCACGAAGAGCGTTGGAACGCCCTCGGTGATGCACGCCGCTTGGATGATCGAGACGCCCATCGCGGTCTTGCCAATGCTGGGCCTCGCAGCGACGAGGAAGAGCTCGCCGTACTGGATGCCGTCAGTCATGCGATCGAGCATCGGGATACCGGAGGTTACGCCACTGAGCTTTCCGCGATTCGCCCACCGATCCTGCAGCGCATCGAGGAACCCGCAGACGACACTCTTCGAGTTCTCGGTAGCCGGCATGACATCATGCTCCATCGCGATTCCTGACTCGAGTTGGGAGATCGCCGCATCGATCGGCGTCGATGAGTTGCCCGAGTCGGTAATAAGCCGCTGGCCGGCCTCACGCAACTTGCGACGAGCGAAGGCCTCACGCACTCCCTGGACGTGGTAGCTCAGGTTGTGCTCCGATGGGCAGGAGTCCATGGCCTTGCTCCAGAGCTCCAGCGGCATGGGCTTCTTCGAGTAGGCCTTCTTCCATGCGCGACCAAGCGTGTCCAATGCCGGCTTCACGCCCTCCCTAATCATCAGATCGATGAGCTCTATTGACTCTCTGACCGCATCGTTGGTCAGCATTCCCGGCTGCATCTGAGCAACTGCATCAGACGAGGTTTCAATAGATCCAATTAGGCAAGCGCCAAGAATCCCAAGCTCATCCGACTCTGCGAAGTATACATCTGAGCTTTCTAAACTCATAGCGAGTGCCTCCAATCTGTTGGATCATTGCGCCACTCTTCTCCTGGAGGTCTCGGTGGTGCTGTTTTATTTCCAGAAGTTTCCCTCCACCTTGATGCCCAATTACGTAAACCAGCGTTCCACGACTTCATTGGGTTCTTTCCAACCTTCCATCCGTTTGACTCGTAGTAATTCAGAAACTTGTCCACCTCTGAATCAGGCAATCCAATCTTCGCTGCTTCTAGTGCCACCTCATCCCGAATAGGAGGAACGAAACGAGAACGAGAACGGGGAGCGGAAGCTACCTCTTCTTCTTTATTAGGAGATGGAGATGGAGAGCTATCGTTTGGCCACGTGTTCGCTATTGGGGTTGCTATAGGCTCGCCATTAGCGTCGCCATCATTTCGCTTCGTCTTCCATCTTGTCATGGCCCCTTTTCGGCCTGCTTCCGACTGGGACGACCTATATGCCTCACTTTCAGCCCTAACAGCCTCCAGTCTCGCGTTTCGGAGCATACCATCATCGCATGGCGAGAACTTGGCGAGCACATAGCGAATAGATGGCGACCCCATTAGGCCTGCCATTCTAGCTGCACGCTCTTCGTCATTTGGTATCCCACCTTTAGTCCATTGGTGGCAAAGCAATCGAATGTATCCACCAACCTCTTCTGAGCTCATGTCAGAAGTTCCAGCAAGAAAATCATCAGCGTACATTTGAAACGCTGGAGCTTTACGTTTTGTGTCAGAATTCATTCCATCTCCTCTATTAAAAGAGGCTCACAGCGCCAACCGTGAGCCCCTTATTGTATTACAACTACACCAATGCCTTGCGCTCTAAATAGAGGTCTCTGGAATCAGCGTTATGATCCGAGTACTTTTCAGGATATCTCACCTGTAGCTTTCGGATATTAGCTGCAAGCACGTTCGAGAATTGGATCCCGTTCATGTTACAGATACTCTTGATTAGCTCTATTATCAGCTGGCAGGTCTGCGCGAATGCAACCTTGTCGATCTGCTTTCCGTAGAACACATTCTTCTTGGTCATGTCCAGAAGGTGAGAGGACTGCTCACATAGATTGCGGATAGCAACTCCTTGACGGAGGCTATCGAGCACCCTCGTTACAACGGGCTCGAAGTCGACCGGCTTGATGGTGTCCGCCGCGATCGCGATGTACCAGCAGATGTCCCCGAGTTCCTCAAATAGGTTCAACTGATCGCTGAACGAAAGGAGCTCTACGGATTCTGTCATCGCTCCCATAGATGCGTGAAGCAGTCGATTCTGCTCACTGCATGATGACCGTGGAGACTCCGTGCGAATCGCCAACGGAATGTATTGGTCGAAGGTCATATCAGAATGGAATATCGTCCTGATTGACCTCCTCAGTCACGGCATTTGCCGTCGATGTCTTCGTTCCGCCAGCCTGAACTCCATCGGCAGCAGGGGTCGCCTTGGCGATGGCCTTGGCCTTAGGCCCGAGGCGTGAGAGCAGGCTCGAGAGCTTCGAGGACTCCATCGGCGTCGCGCCACCGCCGCCACCACCAGGAGCATTCAGCCACGCCACCTTGCACATGGCCTTGCCCTGATAGGTCTCCATCTCGGTCTGGATGTTGCAAGGCAGTCCGACAAACGTCGTCTTGCCAGCGAACAGAGCGTTTAGGTCTCCGTCGAATCCGAACACCTCCTTGAGGCGACGGATGGTGTTGTCGAACGCGCTGTCGCTCAGCCACGCCCGATAGACGGCGATCTTGCCCTTGTCTACTCCCTCGGTCACACGCACTGGGATGCGGATGAACGGTGTCTTCTTGTCTCCTGACTCGCCGAACCATCCGGCGTCACCGGGGGCCTCGACGATGCACTCATACGATCCTGCGTGTTCGATATACTTGTTATTGCTCATGTTGGTTTACTGAAGAGTTTCGAGTTTCTGCACAGCGGCTTTGAGTCTGTCAGGAGGGAGTGTGCCGATCAGCGGCATTGTCTTATCCCACTGAGCTTTGGCGGCTTCGCTGAGCTTGGCGGTGGCGTACAGCGCGGTGATACGCTCACGGAGTGAGGTAGGGCTGTTGGTCTTGATCTCGCTGGACAGACTCTCCCAGTTGAGCGGGATGGAGTCGGGCAGGTTTAGCCGATTTTTGGCGTCCCAAGCGGGGCTCCACTGGGTGTGTAGCACGCGATCGCCGCCGATGGTCTTCTCCTTGATCGATCCCTTCTCCTTGGTCTTGAAGACCTCGAAGACAGCGAATAGGCAGGCGTCGGGCCACTCGCGGAAGATGCCGGTGAACTTCTTGTTCCCCTTCATCTCGTAGCGGTCCCAACTGTCACCACGAGGATCCTGGAACGTGCGGATCTGGACGTGTGACAGGACAATGATCCACAGGCGCTGGGCATGGCGGATTTGGTCGAGTTTGGCGAGCACTGACACGAGCTCCTGCTCAGCAATGGTGTAGCCCTTGCCGTAGCCGTAGTCCTCGATGTTGGCCTTGCCGTCACGTTTGCAGATGCCGTCGTAGATCATCCGCTCGAGCCAGTCGGCGGTATCAATGACGAGACTCTTGTACTCGCCCGGGTTGGTCGCTAACTCATCGAGGAGGGCGTTGAGTTCTTGTAGGGAGCTTGGTGAGAACCGAGCTACGTGCTCGAGACCGGTCAGGCCGTCCTCACTGCAGATGAACAGTGGGTTCGGTGCTTGGGATGCGATCGTCGACTTGCCGATACCCTCAGGGCCGGCGATCAGTATGCGAGGAGGAAGCTCGGCGTCGCCGCGCTTAACTTTTGCGAGTATACTCATGTTTCAGTTCTGAATCAGTTTGAGGTGATTGAAGTAGGCTTCGAGACCGAGGTGGACCAACGTGCCAAGTCGGAGAGCCTCGGAAGCATCGTCCTCTTGGATTTTCCGAACCTGCTCTTCGTAGTGCAGGAAATGGTGACGGGCGCATCGACGGAGCGATGCAGACCGAGAATTGGTAAGCAGCTGACGTTCGCCGTCTGACTGGATCTTGAGCTCGTTGTGAGCGGACTGGGTCTTGGCGAAGCGGATGCCATCGACCGAGGCGCGGCCCGAGCAGAGATCGAAGAACTCGCACGTGCGGTTGTAAGCGTTGCACGCATTCGGATTTCGCGGCCAGAGCTGCTGCTTTCGGAAGTAGAGGATCTGCTGGCTCAGTTGCCAGGCGTCGCTCATGTACTCGAGAATGTCCGCGTCCAACCGAGCGACCTGCTTCTGAGCGTAGAAGTTGAACGGGTTCTCACGTAGAACCCCAAGAACACGGACCTCAAACTCTTCTGCAGTCTCCGGGCGAGCCTGAACGACGTAGCCGGCTTCAGTGTCACCAGTCTCACGCCACTTCTTGCCGTCCTTGGTCCGAACGCGGTTACCGTTCACATCGAGGACGATCTTCGATCCGGCCTCGTCGCGCAGCGGGATCTGCGACTGGCGTTGACCAGGCTTGCCCATCACATCGTAGATGACGCCGCCCACGTCCTGTCCGGTCTGCATTGCGCCCAGGAAGTACTTCGAGACCTGCGTGTCCATCCGAAGGCGGTCCCAGTAGTTCGACTCCGGTGCCACATCATCGCTAGTGGTCTTGTGCTCCAACACGATCAGCTTGCCGTCAGATCGACGACGCAGCAGAGCGTCCATCTTGCCCGCCTCAGAGAACGATCGGCTGGTGCCTTCGGTCTCAGGGTTCAGCAGTGGGAACGCGAACTCGCGCTCTACATCTACAATCTGGTAGCCGCGCCAATTCTCGCGCCACAACTCGTCGTACACAGTGACCATCGCTCGTGCCTTTGCAGCTGAGAACAGATCGTCACTCTTGATTGCCGTCAGTGCTACGGCCAGTTCCTCTCTCATGGTAGTATCTCGATTACCGTTTCTTCTTGGTCTTTTTTGCTGACCCTTTCTTGTCGAATTTCGAGGTCGATAAGGTCTGGAGAATCATCGCGCAGTACGCCCCCATATCGAAGGAGGTCGATGACGTACTTGGGGCACACATTGTCGGGATCGAGGAGCCTGCAGCGCCTGCTCGTAACCACGACTCGAATGCGCGTTTTGCCTCCTTCTTTTCTCGATGCCTCTGCCAGTGGTTCATTCCGAACAGTCGGTTGAGGCTTGGTAGTCGGTACTTGAGTGTGATCCTGATCCCCCCTGTGGGAACGCCGTTGAAGGAACTCGGCGAGTTGGTCTTCATTCCAGCGTGGCATTGGTCAGTTTGGCTAGGACGCTCGGCCAGTGGAATCTGAGGTCTCGGTTGTTGAGCTTGACGACAGGTATCTTCCCAAGGGCGGCGTATTTTCTCACCCTTCTCACGCTGTATCCGATCTTGTCGGCAAGTTCGGAAACCGTGATCAACCTTTCGGAATCCAGTGGATGTTCAGAGGTCTTTTTCATGCAGCAAATATGCACTCAAGATGCACTCAAGATGCACGCAGACTCCCTGTTGATCAAGTCAAATTTTTGAAAATCAGACGGAAATTATCGACGAGACAGGAGGTGCCGAATTTACGGACGATCCACCGCTGATTTCCTGGCGAAGCATGGGATATGTCATCGCGTCGAAAACGTGGATCAGTCCACGCGCAGTCTTCTTCGGCTTGAGTGGCTCGTCCTTGCGCCCCTCAAGCATCAAGAGCGTCTCCTGAACCCACGGGCACTGTGCTGACACCAGGATCGTGTCCTGGTGCAGCTTGCTCTGCATCATGCGGACGCGAGCTTCGATCGATCCCGCACCCTTCGGGCACCCGACCATCTTCATCTGCGGAAGATTGTGGATCAGGCCGGCTCGGTTGAACTCCTTCTCGAAGTCCCATGCGTCGTAGCTGCCTCCTCCACCGGGACGCCACTGGTTCACCGCAGAATCGTCAGCGATGTGCTCCCAGGCCATCTTCCTTCCCACCGCCTTGTTCCAGGCCAGTATCCGATCGACGATCTCGTTGGCCATGTTCTTGTAGAGGATCTTCTCGTTCAGGTGGCATATCTCGTCGAACACGATCCAGATTGACTCCTTCTCGAGCGGGACCAGCTGCATGAAAACAGCGGTCGAGTACACCTGACCGAGGTCGTATCCGATCGCGCACGGAGCCCATGGGACAGGTGTCAGTCCGGTTCCGAGCTTGAGGTCTCCGACGATGTGTCGGTCTGCGGCGTAGTGCTGCTTAAAGAGGGCTTCTCCTGTGGGTCTCTCGATCCACTTTCCTTCGATGAGCCGAGCCCTTTCGATCGGGTCTCCCTTGACAGCCCTTTCGAGTGTTTCCAGGTAGCTGGCCATCTCGGGCCGATGCGCGTTCTCTCGGAATGGGACATGGTAGACTGAGAAGTTTTTGTCTCGTTCTCCGGTTTCGTGGTTGAAGGGCTCCTCGAAGAACACCTGGTACACCCAGTTGCTCGGACCCTTGGGGTTGCAGGTCGCAACGTACTGCTGCGGCCCCTGGATGTGGCGTCGTCGATTCAGCTGTGCCGCGATAAGCGTGAAGTAATCGCGCCCATCGCAGTCGGTTAACTCATCGGGAAGGATGAAGGACGGGTGGATACCCTTGACGCGACCAGCGATCGCCTCGGCGTACGGGATAGCGATCTGGAGGATTGTCGACCAGCCGCCATGCCGGTTCGCCACCTTAAGGATTCTGTCCTTTGTGTTCGGATCGAGCTTCGATGGGATCCACTCCAGGCCTATACCCTCCTCCCATGACGGTAGGATCAGCGTCTCCAGGTCATGGATCACACCGAACTTACCAGTACGGATGGACGGCGTGACGATCAGGCCAAGGGCGTCCCAGTTCTCGTAGCAGTGCCGCACCATCTTGTGCTCGGCACCGATCGACTTGCCTGAACCCTTCTCTCCATACGCCAGGATGAACGGCGCGGTGTCGTTGAAGATCTTCAGCTGGGTCGGATTGAGATCCGGCATCCACGGCTTGTTCGATGCGGTGCGTGGCTTGTGGCCTGGATCGAAATCCAGTTCCAGTGAGGCTAGCGCCTCCAATTCATCTTCGCTTGTCTTAGACGGCATCGTTGACTCTCCTCTCCAGTTACCCTATTCCAAGGCAAACATACCTAGCAAGGAGCCAGGAAAAATATGAGCCCCAACAAAATGGTCATTTCCCTTGAGGGCAATGATGAACTGAAAGACTACCTCTCGAAGAAATCGCCTGGAGATACCTGCGAGTTCGAGGTCACCGCATCAATGGATGAAATGACGCCTGAGCAGGCCACATTTTCAATCAAGAGTGCTGAAGCGTACGCCGAAGAGGAGCAGTCCCCTATGGCTGAGGAGGAATCTATGGGGGAATCCGAAGCGGCCGCACCAGAAAAGGGGCCGGCCGCAGTGATGATCGCGTTTGCAAAAAAGAAGTGATCCGATCGTTTAAGGAAACCGAAAACCCATTAACTTACCGTGCGGTAAAACGATATCAACAAATTGGGGTATGGGACGGATGGGGCATCGAGCGTTTCAAGAAAGCGTGCCGACTGCTTGGCGAGACTCCGGAGGAGCTTGCAGTCTCATGCGCCATCAACATTCGTCAGCTTCGCCAATGGATGAATCACGGATTCTTTCCGTCTCACGCAGCACTACTGTTCCATATGCGTGAGCAGGACTGGTTTCGAGCCCAAGGACTCAAGAAATAATGCCACTCAACTACAAGCTGCTCAACAAATTCGGGACTCACGAGGATCGTCTTAAAGAGATCTTCACGGCGGCTCCGGAGCGGCTTCCTGCCGATGCTCCGAAAGAGCTTAGGGACAACGTCCTGGCCGACTACCGAGTCCGACAGAAGATCGAGGAAGTCATTGAGAACCGAATCGACGAGGCGATCCTGCAGACACTGCGGACAAGTCACCTGTACGCTGCCGTAGACCTCGCATGGGACTCTTCGACCATCACCCGTCGAACAATACCGTTGGTCCTATACGCCCAGAAACGCATCGACATGGAGCGGTGCGTTACTCAGCTGAAGGATCTCAGCTGCGCTGACCAGTTCGTGAAGTACGACGGCGGTCGACCCAAGGCGATCGACCTCCCGAAGTTTACCGAGGTCAACATCAACCTCCTACGGTCGATTATCAGCCGCCGTGTGGCCGCTCAGAGCGCCAGATTCACCAACCTCTACCCGTTCTTCAAGTTCGAGCCCCGTGGCACCTCCGAGGCCGACAAGCTGCGTGCCGATATCCTCTCACAGCGGATAGACATCATGGCGGATCAGTACGGATATCGCTCTTCACAGATCCAGTGGATCCGCGATATGCTTTTGTACCCGTACGTTGTCGCTTTCCCTGCGGCGAAGTGGGATCGCGAGATCGAGTGGTACGACGAGAATGACGACAAGGCAGAAGAGTTTCAGGACAAGGAGATTAAGCCGAAGAGTCGCGTGAAGCGGGAGGGTGTGCCAATGATCACGCCTCATCCAAGTCGCGTGTTCTACGATGTCGCTCACCCGATCCACTCAATCAACAGCGATAGTGGCTGTGAGTGGTTCGGATTCTGGGACATCTTTCGGTACTCACAGATCCTGGACAACCCAGCCTACTTCAACCGCCAGGACATCACTTACTCTCCCGACGCCACTTCCTGGTTCCAGTCGTACTCGAGCTACTTCAGTCAGTACTACACAAAGATCTCGCCACCGGTTAACAGCGAGGACATCGCCTCGCACAACGATCGAAAGGCGCAGATGGACCGGTACACGTCGCAGATGCGCGATTCTTCGGTCTACGTCACGCATCTCTACTGGAAGATCCGGCCGAACGAATGGCGCATGGGTGACTACCCGCACCCCGTTTGGCTGCACCTGGTGATCGCCAACTCGAAGAACGTCATCGCCGCCGAGATCATGCCCGACTGTCCGGGATTCGTGTTCTCGTTCAACCCCAGCCAGCAACGTCTGGTTAACCTGTCGATGGCTCACGAGCTCCTTCCGTTCCAGGACCAGCTGTCGAACCTCTTCAGCCAACTGCTCGAGTGCGCGAAGCGAGACCTGTTCGGAATCGCGATGCTCAACCTCGATGCGTTCCCGGTGGAGAATGAGACCGCAAAGAAGGCGCTCGACGCATTCCGCGACGCGATGCGGAACGACAACTTCTTCGCGCAGACATCGATCCTAGAGGTGTCGCTCACGAAAATGCGCGAGCTCGGAGTCGACCTGGACAACGTATTCAAAATCATTCGCCAGCCTCCCAACACGAACCTCAACACGATCATCAACTCGATCAGCCAGACGATTATGATGGCCGAGCGGGTGATGGCGTTGTCTCCGCAGGAGCAGGGTCAGCAAAGCCCGCGTGAGACCTCCGCGACCGAGGTTCAGATTATTGCCGGCACCACTGAGAACATCTACCAGTTCATTTCCGACGCCGTCGACGAAGGTCGCTCCGCGCTGAAACGATATCTCTACAACGCCCTGATCAGCCTTGGCACCGAGGATATCTACCTGCCGGTGGTTAATCGGTATCGCCGCGACGTTGCTGAGAAGGCTGGATTCACGATCGCTGATGAGGAGTCTGCCGAGATGATGCCTGGATCGAACCCGATCCAATTCTCGGTGATCGGCACCAAGAAGAACTTGGTTGCTGAATATATCTTCAACAGCCGCGACGGTGCCGAGCGTGCGTCGAACATCCAGGGAGCCCAGACGCTCACCCAAATGCTCGGCGTTCTGATGCAGCCTGCAGTTCTTTCGATGCTGACTAAGGAGAAGCTCGCTGACATCATCAACACCATCATCCGTCAGTCTGGTGCTGGCGTGGACGTGACCGTAGAGCCTCCTCCTGGTGAGGGCGCTTCGCCTGTCATGGGTGCCCAGCCCGGGATGGCGGCAGCGATTCCAAGTGAGACTCTGCAGTCGCAGATTCCCACATCGTGATACTTAAGGAGAGGACAATGCCCAACGATCAGACACAGACAGCCGCCCAAGGCGACCAAACACAAACGCAACCTCAGTCTCGAATTATCGACGATCCTCTGCTGGCCTCGCTCGCAGAGGATCTATCGATTCTGGCTAAGACCGAGCAGGCAGTTCAGAAGAATGAGCCGCCAGAGATCAAGCCGGTCGAAGAGAAGAAGACTGACGAGACCAAGCAGGCCGATCAGAAGCCGGCAGAAACCAAGCCAGCCACCGTCAAGGCCGGCGTCAAGCAGCGCCCTGACATAAAGAAGGAGCTCGACGACGCTCTGACGCGCCACCTGGCTGATATCAAGACGCAGGCCCAGACGCAGACCGTTCCTGCGCTGCCTGATCCGAAGAAGACCGACGAGCTCGACATAACCGGCCTGGTCGACGAGCAGATCGAAGAGCTCGAGGACGCGAAGTATCTCGAGCAGAAAGATCCAGCCCAGAAGGGGTACTCCAAGAAACTTCTCGACTTCTACAAGTCGGTCGACAAGTGGGTTGATGACCACAAGGACGATCCTGATCGCACGTTCGATGAGAACGACGATGAGTTCACGACATTCATCCAGGAGAACAAGCCGAACTGGGCTCCTGGTCAGCGCGACAAGATCCGCAAGGCTCGCCTCATCGACGAGGCCAAGCGCGAAGCCCTCAAGGATCTGCAGCCTGAGATCGATGCGGCGAAGCGTGAGGCCCGTGAGGCTCGTGTCACACCTTTCATCGATCGAAAGGTAACTCAGTTTACCGAGTCGTTCGAGAAGGCTGCATCATCAGAAGATCCGCTCGAAAAGGATGTGTTTGGGCGCTACAAGGAAAGCGCCGTCGCTCTCGCATCGGACTGGGTTAGACTTGCCGAGGGGGTTGACGACATCACAAAGCCGAAGAACCAGGATCAGGCGGGCCGTCACAAGTGGCTCATGGAGTTCATCGGTCATCAGAGCGCGGTCTTCGATGCCAAGGGCGGAGAAAACAAGATCCGCGATGGACGTCAGTTTGTAACTCCAGTCAAGTTCGCTGAGCTAGCGTCCTCAGGGAAAGACACTTCAAGAGTGTGGACATTCAACAATGACGACGTGCTCACCATGCTGCAGACACACATGGTCGAATCTGCAAAATCACAGGTTAAAGCCGAGGAAGAGTCCGCTGTGAAGCGCGGCTTTGTAAGGCAGCGTCCTCAGGCCAATACCAAACCGGCAGAGGAACCGAAGCCTGTTACTGGTGTTCGCGCTTCGTCCAGCGCATCTCCTGGGCCTGTACCATCGAATCAAACTGATGATGGTCCTCATCCTGGAAAAGAGATAATCTCTATCCTTGGTCTGTAACATTAAGTAAAATACACAACACCCGCAGTGATTCCCGTAAAAAATCGGGCACTGCGGGTGTTTTCTTTTTACGGGTGTATCAAGGGGTGACGATGCGTGGCGAAAAGGACATAACCTATGCCCGCACAAACCACGTTCCCAGGCTTCAACGCCAATAACTGCACTCCGCTGTTCTTCGACGTTGATGGCTCCACCGGATGCTCCCTCACCCGGGCCGACATTCGTCCGTTCACCAAGGACGACTTCGCTGCCCAGGGTTTCAAGGAGGTCGGGATGGATCGCATCATCGCCCAGACCAAGGAGGCCCGCCTCGTCGGCGTCCCGCAGCGTTCGCTGATGGACCTGATCCTCTCCCGCCACGCCCCCATCAAGGAGGGCTCCCCTGGAAAGGATCAGTCGATCATTGCTCCATACCGTCTGGTGCCTCGCCGCCACATGGTCAACATCAACTACTTCCTGATCAGCGCGGGCTCCGCGAGCGCCCCGAACGATCCGGCTTCCGCGTTCCCGACCGGACTCCCGGCTACGGCCTGGTATCTGACCGTGACCGCTTCGACCGGCGGCTTCGGCAGCGCGATCAAGAACATCGAGAAGTACTTCCTCCCCGGAATGTACCTCTCGGTTGAGACGACCGCTCGTCACGTTGGCGCTGCCTGGCAGACCTTCGTTGGTGGTGGCAACATCGACCAGGGTCTGATGAACCAGTACCGCGTCGTCGGTGCTGTCGGTAAGACTGGCGACTCGAACACCGCCTACGTCATCGTTGCCCCGACCGAGTTCCAGTCCTACGAGGCTTCCGCTTCTTCGTGGGCTACGTTCAAGGCGAACACCAGTGGTTCTCCGTCTCCTCAGGCTCGTGCTGCTTCTGTCGAGGTCACCAAGGGCACCGCCTTGATTATGACCAACTCGGTCAGCGACAAGGAGGCCTGGTGCTACCAGCAGCCGGCGATCAACAATCTCGGACTCATTGAGTACTGGCGTCAGACCTACCGTTGGACGCATCAGTACAACGACGAGTACCTCAAGGCGCTTGAGGCCCCGCTCACCAGCGAGTTCTTCAAGAAGTTCCGCACCCTCCCGATCGCCGAGCAGCGCCGGCAGCAGGAGATGATGATGCAGAAGTGGTACTTCAACACCGTGTTCTACGGTCAGCGCATCAGCGACAAGCAGACTCTGTCCACCTGGACCGACCTGCCGACCATCGATGACGTGACCAACCCGGGGTGCCCGCTCGAGTACAAGTCGAACACCCTCGGCATCCGGACCCAGCTGGGCGAGTGCGGCAAGGTGCTCGACCTCAACGGTGGTGCGCTCAACGTCGACACCCTCATGGAGCTCGCCTACAACCTGAAGCGCGAGCGCGGAAACGATGGCTCCTCGATCGAGACCATTGACCTCATGGGTGATCGTTTCACTAAGGCCAAGCTGCGCGATCTGATGATCCGCTACTACAAGTCCAAGTACGGATCGGCCGACATCCAGATCAACCTCCAGACCAACCAGAAGGTCGTCGACAACATGACGAATCGGTTCGTCTTCGAGTACGACAAGTACGACCTGCCCGACCAGGGCGTCAGCATCGCGTTCTTCACCGACACGTTCTTCGACGATCGCATCGCGGCGTCGCAGAGCCTCGGTGCTGGCTCTGGTACCAAGAACCGCGCTCGTCAGCTGTGGGCGGTCGATTGGTCCGACATCCTGGTCGGCGTTCTCGGATCCCGGTCTGTCACCCGCCAGACCAACACGTCCGACAACCTCTACAACTGCGTGATTGATCCGAACATCAATCATTACAAGCTGAACTCTCGCACCATCGAGGTTCAGGTCGGCAACGCCAACCGCCACACGGTGATCGAGAACTTCAGCGATGCTTGCCCGAGCGTCACTGTCTCGCAGTGCTCTCCCACCGTCGCCTAACCAACCAATTGGGTGAGGTCATCGGAGGCCCCGGTGGCCTCACCCTTTCAACTCTCACTTCCTTGATTTATGGCTAACTCCCAAGTCCCTTCTTCCCAGACTGGCGTCACCCAGGTTCCTGCCTTGCGTGAGGCTGGTCGCCGTACGTTTGCCGCCGAGGTTATCTTCGAGCGGTCTGCATCCCACGCTGCACCGTCCATCCGATCGGTTGCTTCGCTGGCTTCTGCCGGAAGCACTCAGGCTGATGCTGGTGCCGTGTCGGGCGCTGTCCCGGTCTACAATGTCTCCGGTGGCGACGGCACCAAGGGTGTTGTCATGCCGGTTGTCGTTACCGGAACAGAGCTCGTCATCTACAACGCTGGCGCTGGAATCCTGAAGATCTATCCCGCCTCTGGTGGGTCGATCAATGGTGGTTCCGCTAACGCCGCGCTAAGCCTTGCTGCCAAGGGCGTTTCACGCCTCATCAGCCTTGATGGCACTAACTGGGCCGCTTAACCAATAGTAATTCTCGGGTGCTGTCCCTCTCCCGGCACCCAGACGCCGGCCCCCATCACAGCGCAAAGTTGTGGTGGGGGCTTTTTCCTATGAGACACGCCATAGCAATACTCATTCTGGCAATGCTCTGTGGGTGCATCCTCACTAAGCCAGCCACGTCCAAACAAGCTGCAAAGACTGTCGCGCTTGAGAAGGTGGAGGAGAAGCTGGTAGAGGAATCAAAGGCACTTACGACTGGTGCCCTTGATGCGCTGTCGTTTGCTCCAACAAACAAGCCGACAGATCTTGCAAAGAAATTTCTGCAGCGAGATCAGCAGATCGAGGGAACGCCATCCGAGCGCATTGATGTCGCCGGTATCCTCGCCACCAACAAGGCCGCGATCGATGCCCTAGAGCGTCGCATGGAACTCCAGCAGGAGTGGCTCCAGGAGCGCGTGAGGCTCGAGGTTGAGCTCAACCAGGCTAACGCCAAGCTCATCGAGCTCGGTCGCCTCTATGAGCAGGAGAAGGCTAAGTCCACCTGGAAGCGAATCTGGGCTTGGACGATGAGTACGTTTGGGATCGGAGGCCTCGTAGCCCTGGTTGTTTTCTGCCCTGCGGTAATTCCGGTACTGGGAGCCATCGCGTCGTTCCTGATATCGAAGATCCCATCGCTCACAAACTTGCTTGGGCTTGTAGGAAAGTCCGCATTCGATGCTGCAGTGAAGGGTGTTGGAAACGCCAGGAAGAGACTCAAGATATCGGCTGAGGAAAGCCCACAGCGCACATACTCAGCGAAAGAAGTTCTCAGCATTCTCGACGGTGAACTGAAGGACGCCACCGAGGTTGGTGACGCCAACTTCAAGCGACTGATCGAGGCACGCAGACAACGACTCAACGTATGATTCGCTCAATGATCAACGCGCTGTTTTCGGCGGACAATGGAGGAGATGATGCAACCCGCGTTCTATCGAAGGGGATAGTTGGGTTCATCGCATCCGCAGCACCTATCGCTGCATCAAAGTCTGGAATGCTTCACAGTATACTTGAGATTGCCGCTCTTGGGCTTGGCGTTGTGGTGTCGTTTCTGACAGCTGTATCACTAGCGTTTACGGTTGAGAGAAAGATTAGAGCACGCATCGATGAATGGAAGAACCCTGGTACTTCCAAGAAGAGCGATGACAGCCTTCGTGATTGACCGACAGCTACCACCATAGAAGTATAACTGCCATGGAGAAGAAGTACTTTTTCGTAATGGCCTCTGACGAGGCTATCAACTTCCAGCCCACCGGACAGTACAACCATAAGTTCTATGGCGTCACAGAGGTCGACAGCCAAGATGAGTACAACCGCCTGAAAGCTCGCGGATGCCGCGAGATCTCTAAGGAGGAGTACGCTGAAGAGTTCAAAAAAAAAGCGGGGCTGCAGGGGCTCTTGGACGAGTATCATCCAATAACGGAGGTGCGTCGTGTGCAACTTGCGGAAAGCAAACCATCCGTTGAAGTCAAGGTTACCACGATTGAATCCGTGAAGACTGCGGCTCCAGTTCCAACCAAGAAGTAACACACCATGACGTGGTCCGAGTTTAAAGCTGCCGTCGATGAGTTGCTCGCAATTGAGCGACGCCGACTCGGCGTGCAGCCGTTCATTGACCGCCAAGTGCGGCTTGCAGTCGGAGATGTTCAACGACTCATCGACTACTATCGCAAGGGCATCGTGACGACATTGGATCACGACGACGTGATTCGTGAGGGGTTTGCATCCAAAGCTCAGCTTCCGAAGGGTGCTAGCCTGCGCGAACTCTACCACATTAAGACCGGAAGCATTTCTGCAAGTCGGCCACTGCACGAGGTGCCATTCTCAAACAAGCGTGAGCTAGTTGGAGGTGTCATCAATATCGGATGCAGCGGAAGCCACTTCCGGTACTGCATCGATCATCGTGATTCGGCCAGAGACATCTATGCATACCCCGCGCTCACTCCAGGGTACGCGATCCAGATTGTCTGGGATGCCGTGGTCGGCCGTGGTGCTGATGCTGACTACGCCGAGACGGATGTTGTTCCGTTTGATGAGCCTGTGGTTTCCATTGTTCACGAGTATGTGAAGATGAAACTGGCTCGTGAAGTGGAGCGCGACCTAGCACTTGCCAGGGATTACGAGCGAACCTACCGAACTAGCATTGCTTCGCTGTATTCAGAGGTTCAGGAGAGGCTCAGGCTCAAGCGTGCAGAGAGCGACGCTGACTGCGCCCCTCCGACGGCGTGCAACAACGATATCCTGGTGCTCGACAATGTCATACCTGGTGGATGCGGAACGGTTTCTCCGGAAGCTCTCACCGGTTCGTGCGAGAGCCTGGCCATTACCTCTCCAATGATCGAGTGGGTGATGTTTGGTGACAGTGGCGAGCAGTCGACACTTGCTGACACTATCGAGGTGGCTCGTGCGGTGCGTGCGTTGAACCCGCAATTCGTCGTCCACATGGGAGATGCCGCATACGGAACAGGCGGATTGAGTGGAGGAAACCGAGCACTTATTCGCGACCTGTTCACAAAGCACTACTGGAACTTCATTCAAGAGAACCGGATGTACTTCGCCTTCGGAAACCACGATCTCGAGACCGACTATGGCGCTGCGTTCTTCGAGGAGATTCCAATCCTTAAGACGGTCATTGGCGCGAACCAGACACTCAACAAGTACTGGTATGAGTTCGCTCAGGGTCCAATCCGATTCTTTGTGCTGAACAGTGGATCTGGAGAGTCAGATGCTAACGTGTTCTTCTCTGAGCAGAAGGCCTGGCTGTGGCAGCGCACCTGTGCAGCCAAGGAGAAGTGGCTCGTGGCAGTATACCACAGACCGGCGTACACCAGTGACGTGAGTCACGCTCCTGGCAGCGAGCTAATGCGGAATCTGAACCTGCATGAGATGGGATTCGACCTGGTGGTCAACGCACACTCTCACAACTACGAGCGTATCCTAGACCAACATGGACTGATGCACGTCATCTGCGGACTTGGTGGTGCCACGAAACGTGGAAAGTCGACGTCTTCAACTCCGACCGGTTCACAGATTTTCTTCAGAGATAAAAATGGGTTCCTTAGATTTAGTGCAAACGATTCCGAAATGCAGTTCGAGATGGTAACCGTCGATAACGAGGTGGTCGATAGAGTTACAATCCAAAAGCTGCAGGATCGTGATGTTGATTGCACTGGTTATGCCAACGCATAGCCGTGTAATCGCTCAGTCATACGACGAGAATCACATCGATCTCGCTCGTTACTTCATTCCTAAGATGGCGATGTGGTGCAAAGCAAACGGCTGGCGTCACATCGTGAGGCACGTTAATTCGGCTGACCACTATCACGATCATAATTATAGGAAGTACCCGCTCGTCCGGGAGTTGATATGCGACCACGACATTGTTGTATGGGCTGACACGGATGTTATTCCGGTGTCTTGGAAAGACTTCATCATGCCCGATGGAGACATACATTTCTCATGGGATCGCCATGGGCTATGCGCCGGATTCGTGGCGTACAGATCATGCCAGTGGACTACTGATTTCGTTGCGGGATTGACAGCAATCATTCCGCAGCGTGGCCTTCATCGAACACACGAGCAGGACTGCTTGAAGTCGATCACGATGGTTGGAGATTGTGGTTACCACATCAGAATGCTTCCTGAGACCATCGTATCCAACCCACAATCTCCGCGCTTGAGCACTTCGCCGACATTCTTTCACGCATGGTCCAACAGCGGCGTGGACGATGCGATAAAACGGGCTGAGGATATATGCAACTCCATCACGGATTTCTAGAGACCAGATGTGGTCAGTGGCTTTCAAGAGATCTTCCGGATGATGTTAGGCAGGCGCTTGAAAGAAACAGACAGAAGCCTGATAGGTTCTGGATTGTAGACAACTCTGAAATGAACACGCCTGGATTGAGGGCATACAATCCAAGCATTATCAGGAGTGGAGACAAGACACTGATGGCATTCAGGCGGCATGGATTCAACGATCGCTCAGAGATTGGATTGGGTGTTCATTCGCACATTGTGATGTGTGATCTAGACCAGGATCTACGCAAGTCATCGAATCATAGAGTTGTATCAAGCCTATTCGGCCCAAACTCTGAAGATCCAAGAATCTTCCACCATAGGGAAAACCTACACATCTCGTACACGTCAGCAGAATATTCTGCAGGGAACGTATGGGAATGCATGATGCACTGCGCTCAGCTGAACAATGATGGACGCTCAGCATTGCTTCATCACGATAACCGGTTTGGAGTGAATGGAGCGTCTCACGAGAAAAACTGGACCTACTTCAGTGATGCTGGAATGCTGAAGATGGTCTACAATATAGAGCCATTCATTGTATTCGAGGTGGAAACCAGAAAGGTTTGGTATCACCGCCACAATGGAAATTGGATTTTCGGAATCCCTCATGGCGGAACACCTCCAGTTAAAGCTGGAGACCTTTGGGTGTCGTTCTTCCACTCATACCGAACGCACAAGGTCCACAAGCGTCAGTACTTCGTGGGCGCTTACGCATTCGATGAGAAGATGAGGGTTCGGATGTTCACGCCATGGCCGATCGTTGCTAGCGACCCGTCTGATGGTTTCTGCTTTGACACGAGCAAGTCTGATTGGTCTCCAATCGTTGCTCTTCCATGCGGAGCCATATTTGACGGAGAAGACTGGATTGTTTCGATCGGAATCAACGACTCGTACTGCGGAATATTTAAGGTTTATCATGGAGCCTTGATGTCCCAATATTTGAAGGAGGTCGTAACTTCTTGAAGAAACCTCTTTGCGAGGGTAACAGACTGGCATGGCGCAACTCACGGTCAAACCTGCGGACGGAGGAACCCTCATCACGAGGGCTGCGTCTGCTGACGTCGGGGCGCAGAGGTACACTGCGAAGGTGAACTGGCGTCGCGACCTGACAGACGAGATGACGCGAGAGGGGTGGGATTATTTCAACCCGCTTCCAGAAGAAACAGATTTCAGGGCGTTTCCGTTCCCTGGTTCGTCGTCTCCGATAAACCTCATTCACCACGTACGAAGACCAAACGGTGATAGCGCGATAGTCGTTGGAAACGCCACGACTCTTTACCGGTTCAACGCTGTTCTTGAAGGATACACCACTGCTGACTATGCGAGCGGCTTGCTTGACGGTCCTATTGGATCAATTTCTCAGCCGTATTTCGCGACACCCAAACGCTGGCAAATCATTGGATCTGGATTCGATCCAGATGGCCGTCGATGGGAGGCTGTTGATGTCAACGGATCCACGGTATTCTCCAACGGAGTCGATCTTCCGGTAGAGTACCGCGTCGAGTACTGGGAAACCAAGCCGCTCTACGAACTTCGCGAGCAGGGCGTCATCTGCCTGGGCACCATCGGCGAGGACTCATCGATTCTGATGGGCGGCGACACAACCGAGATCGATTCCACTGATTTGGACACCGTCCTTGGCTTGGTCACTTCTGGAGCTATCACTGTCTACCAGGGAGGATTCGATCGGAACCGGAATGTCAACGCGACCAGCACTGGCACCGTGGTCACCGCAAACACTGCGTTCTTCCAGTCTTCAGATGTTGGGCGCGTGCTTGTATGGTCGAATGGAAAGCGGCAGACGATCATCTCGCGCAATAGCGAAACCCAGATCGTTGTGGCACCTGGAGATGCTGTGCCACTTGGACGTACGTTCCACATCACAGACACCCAGCAGATATCTACCAGCAAGGCCTTCCAGATCACCGCGTCCGCAGCGTTCTTCACGTTCGATATGGATGGCAAGGTGATGTCCTGGCCTGATGGATCCGTCCGCACTATCGTCGAGGTCGTCAACTCAACAGTCGCCATTGTGGACTCCGACTGGCCGATTCAATCCGGAGTGGTGAAGTACGACAATCCTAAGGCTTATCTCGGAATCAAAAATCTGAAGACGGCAGTTAACCTGTCTCGCCAGAACACACCGCTCGGTTACAGCCAGCGCCAGTACCGCGCTATTTGGTCTGAGCTAGAGCAACCAACCCGATTCGCTGTTCGGATTCCATGCACTTTTGAGGCGCGGTCCAGCGTGATCTCAGTCACCCGCACGAATCGATCAATCAAGACCGGTGATGTGGTCGCAATTGAGGGCGCGGGTGAGGCTGGAGGAACGCTGCAGACCACGGTCACAGGCACTGGACCTGGCGTGATCACGATCAAGGAAAAGACCGTGGTGTCTGGATCTGGATCCGTGATGCGGTTTTCCTCTATCGGAGGCACTGCTGGTTACGAGGATCTCCAGGATGATGGTTCTGCCATTCTGAAGATTGCTCGACTACAGGGTCGAGTGATTCTCTACAAGGACTCGAACATATTTGTTGGGAGATACACCGGATCGGCTGACCGTCCGTTTGAGTTTGAGCGCATAGTCGCATCTCATGGTCGCGGTCTGTACTTCCGAAACACGCTGGTATCGATCAACAACAGGATTCATTTCTACGCAGGCAGAAACAGGTTCTACCAGTTCGACCTAGTGAGTCGAATTCCTACACCGGTCGAGTCAGCAGACTACGTGTCAAACCTGTTCTACGACACCGCGAACATCGCTGACACAGAGTCGATCTACTCATCCGATAACCACCTAACCCAAGAGGTATGGATCACCTGTCCGTCGTCGCCGACAAAGACGCTGTGCTTTGACCACGTCTACAGCACGTTCTCTACAATCGACTTCGCGTTCACTGCATCCGCACCGGTCAAGGATCCATCCGCTCCCCTGGTGAAGGAGACATCGAACTGGTTTCTCATGGGAACGTCGAACGGTGTGCTTGTGCAGTACGGCCTGTCCGACAAACCGACTGACGCATGGGAAGACAAGAAGTCGATCTGGTATCGGCGCAACGCCAGGCCATACAGCGAGACCAAGGCCTCCTACCAGGCGACACTATCCAGCGGACTGATACACTTCGGTGATCCGTATAACGAGAAGCGAGTCACCTCGTACAACCTCCAGTTCTCCAGCCAGCAGGTTGATGGACCGGTGGCTGAGGTAGCGTTCTATACCGCTCTCAACCAGGAGTCTGATGAGTTCACCATTGGTACCATGAACATCTCGAGCGTCGGAAGCCGTGGCCTGGTGCCGCTGCACACCATCGCTCACTACATCCGAGACGAGGTCAGAACAAACGTTCAGAAGCCGATCCGACTCCATCAGCGTACCTGGGAGTTCGGTCAGGTCGCCAGCAAGAGCTACCACCGGAAATGAGCTTCACCCGCAAATCGAATCCGGACACAGCAGACCGGCAGCTTCTCATGCTGCCTGATATGCCAGTGCTGGACGGATTGTCCAAGACAGGGCAAGCGGCATTCACCGACTGGTGGTCTCGTGTTCGAGAGGCTCTGAAGCGTGAGGATGATATATTGCGTTCACTCATTGGAGACGTGCGCGATTCGATGCCTGATCAGACTTCAGATAGTGCAGACACAACGATAGTCCAGATAGGGGGTAGTGGAGGCGGAGTCAGCCTCGAAGAGGTTGAGCAAATCGTCAGTGAGTCGGTCACAAACGCTATTGCCAGCGCAAGGTACACTCACTCACAAGGAGTTCCTTCAACCGAATGGATTATCGTTCACAACCTTGGATGGAAACCTTCTGCAACTGTAATTGACTCTATTGGAAATGAGGTTTGCGGAGATGTGTTGCATGACTCCACCACGCAGCTTCGGATCAGCTTTACAAACTCTTTTAGCGGAAACGCATACCTAACTTAACCAACCACCTATATGCCAAAGTTTCTCACGCCGATCAATCTCAGCAACCTGGAGATCCAGAACTTCCTGCTTCAGAACGTTCCGACGGCGAGCCTGCCGACAACGAATCGTGCTGGTCAGATTCTCTACGATTCCACCGTCAACCGCCCGAAGTGGAACAACGGATCCGGATTCATTGACATCTATCCGTCTGACACCGCGAACACCACGAACACAGAGGTTCGGCGCGACTCATCGGGAAACTTCGCTGCTGGCACGATCACGGCCAATCTAACTGGTGTCGCGTCCCAGGCAACGATACTTGCGAATTCTCGAAACATCGGAATCTCAGGCACGAAGGTTACGGCGACTGCGGCTAGTTTCAACGGCTCGGCAGACGTAAACATCAACATCACCGCTCTCTCGGTGGCTGTTGGCGACATCGCGCTAGCCAGCGGATCGTTCATCGTCGGCAGCGCCGGAAACGTAGGCTCTGCTACTACCAAGTCGTCGATCCCACTTTCTGGATTTGGTGCGGCAGCAGCAGACGTGGCTATGGGTAGCTATAAAATCACAGGACTTTCCGATCCTGTTAATGCCCAGGACGCCGCAACAAAAGCATACGTTGATGCTACTGCACAAGGGCTTGATGTTAAGCAGTCTGTAGTTGTAGCTACAACCGCAGCACTTACTGCAGCGTATGTTGGATCTCCTACATTCACACTAACTAATTCAGGAGCACAGAGTGGACTAACAATAGATGGTCTTCCACTTTCAGTTGGAAACAGAGTGCTTGTAAAAAATCAAGCAGATACATCAACAAATGGTATTTATGTAGTAACATCAACTGGTGGTGCTAGCGCAAACTGGATACTGACTAGAGCGTCAGATTTTAATACAAGCGCAGAAATTAGCTCTGGTTCATTTACGTTTGTCGAGCAAGGAACAGCTTATGGTGACACCGGATGGGTGATGACAACTAACGGTGTTCCAGTATTAGATACAACCGGATTGATATGGGCTCAGTTTTCTGGAGCAGGTGCATATACTGGTGGCCGAGGCATTGTTCAGGTTGGAACAGAATTCCACTTTGCCCAGAGCTCAAACTACTCGGTTGGCGACATTCCATATGCTTCTGGAACCACTTCCATTGGTATGCTCGCAGCTGTTGCAGCTGGCAACGCGCTGATATCCAACGGAGTCGGCACTGCGCCTTCCTGGGGCAGGATAAGCACAGGAACTCTAGCGCAGATAAATGCGCTTTCAGTCCTATGTAACGCTGGTCCATCGACTGCCAATGTATCGACCGTAGCAGGCACGGCAGACCAGGTGTTACGCATCAACGCTGCTGGCAATGCATTGGCGTTTGGAGCCATAAACATTGGTAACGCTGCGGCTGTATCTGGAACTCTTACAGTGTCCAACGGCGGCACAGGAATGAGCACGGTTGGGTCTCAGTACACAGTTCTGTACAGCACTGGAAGTGCTATTGCTTACGGAACAGTCGATCTGAACAACATGACATCCGGAACGCTTCCTGTTGCAAAGGGTGGCACCGGAAGCACGTTCTTCACGGTGGCTGGTCCGACTGCGACCAGGACGTACACGTTCAAGGATCAGAACGCCAACATCCCTGCGCTCTTTGCTGCTCAAATCACAGCAGATAGCTCAACTACTGCTTTCGCGATTACGCACAGCCTTGGAACCAAGGACGTGATTGTGGCTGTGTACGAGATTTCTACTGGAGCAAGGGTATACACAGACGATACTGCTACTTCAACAAGCGTAGTCACAGTTACGTTTGCGGTTGCTCCACCTTCTGGAACCAACTACCGAGTCGTCATCGTCGGCTTCTGATCAGTAAATTGAGAGGTTATCTGAGCCATGCCAAAATTCCTAAATCCGATCACGATTACCACACCAAGCGCGTCAGCGCCGTTGGTTGTCAACAGTTCGACTCTTGTTTCAAACTTCAACGCAGACTTACTAGATGGGCAGCATGGAGCGTACTATCAGGATGCGGGCAATCTGAACGCCGGAACGATCCTTGCAGCGCGAATGCCGGCGTATACTGGAGACGTCACATCCACCGCTGGTTCGGTGAATTTGAGTCTTCCGAACGTCGGTACTGCGGGAACCTACCGTTCTGTCACAACTGACGCCAAGGGCCGGGTCACCGCAGGAACGAACCCTACAACCCTTGCCGGGTACGGAATTACCGACGCCCTCCCTCTCACGGGCGGCACGCTGACGGGATTGCTTAATGCTGGTCAGGGTATTCTAGCTCCTGGTGCTGACATCAACTACGCCGCCGCTGATGGGTGGACGGCTGGAACAGGGGATGGCGTTGGGTATTACGGAACCAACTTTGCTGCCAATGGAAACACTGCAGCCGAGAACACGCGATCCTACAAGGACACGCCGTATACTTCTCCAGGACTTGTTTGGGCGACAACAAACAACGACGCGACATCTGACGCTGATGGTGGCTGGAACAAGGACATCAACGGGCTCACCGCGAACAAGACGTACCGATCAATTGTGTGGGTCCGGCGGAGCAGCGCATCGACCAATGGGCAGTTCTATCATGGGTGTTCATCTGGTTCGACTTTGAACCTGGACAATACGGCGAACACCAACCCGTATTTCGGCAACTTCACAATCAACACATTCACCCAGTCGAAGTGGTATCTTTCTGTCGGCTACGTCCACGCCAACAACGACGGGTCCACGACGAGCTACGGTGGTTTGTACGACGGTGAGACCGGGCAGAAAGTCCTCAACTACACTGACTACAAGATGGCGGCTGGAGCGCAAGCCCAGACCCACCGTGTTTACCTCTACTACTCAACCGACCCGGCGGCGCTGCTCGACTTCTGGGGTCCGCGTTTCGAGGAGGTTGACGGCAATGAGCCGAGTGTTGGTGCGCTGCTTGGGTTCCTGCCTTCCCCTCGATTCACCGGAACTCCGACGGTCAACGGAAGCACGATCATCCACGCCGGCAATTACACGTCATACCCGGACGCGACAAAGCTGCCGTTGAGTGGCGGAACTCTTTCAGGACTGCTGACAGTAGGCGCTGGGATCACGATGACCGGAGGAAGGCTTTACGTCTCTTCTGCGGCGTCTGGCCAGACTTATAGCGGAACCATCCACATCCGTGATGATCAAGCCACTGGTGCAAACAACTCGTTCGCTGGCATCGCGTTCTCGTCATCACCTGGAGCCGACTTCGTAATCGGAAAGTACAGCAATGCAGGTGTTGGAAGACTGCAAATACGAAACCATCAGGCAACCGTTCTGGCTACGATTGAGGCAGACGGCAGTGCATCATTTGCAGGTGGACTGACTGCCACCAATTTCACCGGCCCAGGAACTGGCCTGACTGGCACTGCATCATCTCTCACT